ATTCCCAGAATGCTTTCTAATGAAATTTGTATGCTCTTTCTTTTATCTATTATATGCTTCTTTATTTCTTGTATGATATCAAGATACAACTCCTTAAACACATCTTTTCCCCTCCTTATAGCCTAGCAAATAGTTTGACATAATTTAGCATATAGTTTGACATAATGTAATTATATATATTATAAAGAATAATTAAGTAAAACTCTATAAAATTAAACAACTTTTAAGGGTTCTGGAAGTTCAAGATAAGGTTAAAAGAAATATAACCTGCTAATTTTTTATTTTATAAAGCTTTAGGGAGTTTTGTTTTTAGGATTGGTAGGAAGAATAAAAAATAGACTAAACAACTTTTGAGAAATCACTAAAGAAAATTTAAAAGTGTTCAAATGGCATTTAAAGAGTGTTTAAAGTATTAAGATATAATAAGATAAAACTTTGGGTAAAGTTGTATTTTTTTCTTGTTTAAAAAGGTAAAAGTGAGTAAGAAAAAGATACCTTTTAAATAGACTAACCAACTTTTTTACTTTTTCAGGGCTTTAAGTAGAATGTATTCCTCTCCTTTTTTATCCTTTTGAATTCCTTCAATCATATAAACAGCATTAACATCAAGTGAAGAATTAATAATGTAGGATTTTTGAGGAAGTTTCTTAAGAAGGATTGAAGTCCCACTTTTTAAATCAATATACGCTGCCAGATCTTTTGTAGTTTTAACTACCTTATAATTTTTATCTTCTAACAAGGGTATTATAATGTATTTTTTTAGGTTGTCTACTGTTTCATCTCCATTCAATATCTTTGTGATTGCATTTTTAACGCCATAGATATAACCGTCTGCATTATATTTATCTGCAAGCATAAAACCATTACCTTCGTAAGTTTGTTTATATAATGCATTTGTAACTAAAGCAAAATCTTTAATAAAGAGTGTGTTAGAGAACTTAGAAGAGAGCGTTTTATACATTTCGATAAATTCTTTGTAATCTTCATTATTGAAATAACCTTCAGAATCGGGCTCGGTAGTATCCATAAGCTTTGTTAAAGTCTCACTAAGCATTTTTAAGTCTTCATCTTTAGTAATTTGTGAGTATAATTTGTAGTTTTCTTCGTTAACTTTTTGAAAAACACCAGCAAGGTAACCCCAAAAATAAAGCAAGTCATTGGCTCGATTGATAAAATTGTTTGTGTTGAAATTTTCATAGTTATAAAGTTGATTTTCAAAGATCATAGCCTTGATTTCAGTTAAGTTAGAACTATTAATAGCCTGTTTAAGAAGATTTTGGACATTGTCCGGAACTCCAGCTGAAAAAGTATAACTAAAAATCAGAATTAAAAATGAGATAATAAAAAATTTAACTTGCATATTGCTTTCCTCCTCCTTTAATTTTCTTTAAGTTTGCTAATAATTATCATAGTTTTTTCTATTTCGGGGGTAGAAATGTATATTGGTTCCTTTCTACCAGAGATTGTAAGTTCTAAAATTCCATTTTCTTCGGGTGCGTAATTAACTGCCAATATTTGTGATAACTTAAAAACTTTGTGCCCATCAGCTATAATTTGAAGTGTTGATTTAGTTATAAACACTTTCCCTTCCTTGTCTGTAATAAAAGAAGTTATTTTATGCCTTACTCCATTAGAGGTGAATCTTTTAACTATGGTATTTTTTAATATTTTACACTCTGTTTCATAATAACATTCTTCAGCTTCTTTGATATTCTTGACACTGGGCACTATTGGTTGTAGTTTTTCAATCTTTAATTGTCTAAGTTTTTTGTAATACTCTATTATTTTTTTATATTCAGTGATGTTTTCTTCAGGCAACTCAAAAATATTTATAATTTTTTCAAGAAAAGTTTCTTCATTTTCATCTAATTCTTTATCTTGAGTGAAATTAAAAAGAAAAGTTTCTAAAAAATATACCCCTAAATCTGTTTTTGTTTCTCCGAGATTGTCTTTTATAATCTTTAATAATTCTTCTTCTTCTTTTGATAATATTCTATCTTCTGCAATGTGTGGAAAGATTACAATAAGAGCTTTGGAGAACATAAACTTACAAATTTCTTTGTTTTTTATTTGGCTAATCTTTTTAAGCTGTTCAATTACTTCGCAAATTTTCTCTTTATTAGATAAGTTTTCAAATTTTTTTACAAATCCTTTTGCTTTAATTTCATAAATGAGAAGTTTTGCTGCCTTAAATATGACATAAAAGCAAAGAAAAAGAAATAAAAGACTAAATGCAGGATGAAGTAGAATTAAAAATATGGAAATAAAAATGAATAAGAATAAAATAGGTCCTTGTTTAAAGGCTAATTTAATCTCTATATTTTTTAGAGTCATTTCGGTTATTTGTTGGTAAGTATCAGAACTTTTTATATTTTCAATTTCGGCACTATTTAGTTGAGGAGTTGAGCTATAGCTTTTGGAATAATTTCTAAAATATAAGCCGCCTCTACCACCGGCAATATATGGCTTTCCATTACCGCTTAAGCCCACTCTTAATCCTCTAACTCCAGTGGAAATACCTAAACCACTTTTTGAAAGATTAAATCTTACAGGTCCCATTTTAAAACTTTTTCTTAAAAAGGTACTCATTTTCTTTCCCCCCTTTTAAAATTTTACCTGCTTGGGTGTATGTGAAGAATAACTCTGCCTATGATGACAAAGTATTCCTGAATTTTATCTCGGCTAATTTCTTCAGGTGCATAGTTTGGATTGTCAGATTTAATTAAAATGCTATTTGAAGCAAGTTTAAATTCTATTCTTTTAACAAACAAAAGCCCCCCACGGTTGATTACATAGATTCCGTTTGTATCGATAATTCCTTCTGCAACAATAATCCAATCTCCTTCATAAAGGGTTGGAACCATCGAATCGCCACGGACAGGTAGAATTTTACAGCGTTCAGGGGAATAAGGGAATATAAGCCTTCTTTCAATACCAAATGTATCTGTATATACAACCTCAAAGTTTTCAATTCCATATCCAGCCGATACTTTTGTGTCAAGAACCGGCAAATAAACCACCTCACTTTTTTTGTCCTTATCGGCAACAATCACTTTATTTCTTAAATCTCCCGATAAATAGCCTTCTCCAAGCCTTGTATGCCCAAGCCTGAAGGGCTCTAAAAACATTTCTCCTTCGCCAGTCAGAAGCCAACGAGAATTAATTTTTAATTTTGTCTCTAAATTTTTAATAATTTCAATAGACGGATTGGATTTTCCTCTTTCTATATCACTTATTGCTGCTCCTGTTATACCAAGCTCTTGACCTAATTCATCTTGCGTTAATTTCAACTCTTGTCTAATTTTTTTAAATCTTTGGACTAAATCTAAATCAGCCATAAAAAATCCTAAAAAATTTTTCAGAAAATACTTGACAAAACAAAAATTTTCCGATATAATATCGGAAGATACTTATAAATATTCGGAAAATTTCCGATATTATACTATCGGCACCAATTTAAAAACCTAAACCCCGCCGGGTTGTTAAAACAACTCGGGCAAGGCAAAGCCTTGCTCCGTCGGGGCTAAATAGCACCCAATTGTGGGATTTAAAGAAAAAAGGGCGTTTAATAACGCCAACACGCCGGGCTGGGACACCTTGAGGGAGGGGAACCAGCCTGGCACGATTTAAAATCGGTATAAAAAGTATATAACTAAAAAAAAGAGTTTGCAATATTTATACCGAGGGAAGATGTTATGTATAGCATAACAGGAAAAAACATTGGATTTGAATACTATATTGAAAACGGAAAGAGATATATTGAGTGCAGAAACGGAAGGTACTGGAAGGGTACGACAAAGTTTGTGCTGGACTTTGAAGAGAGTTTTGAGTATTTCGATTCTGAATTTAGAAGAGATATTATAAAGCTAGCAAAGAGATGTTGCAAAATGTGTAAAAAGGAATTTAAGACAGATAAAGACCTTGTAAGGTGCTTTCTTGATAGACACTTTGGGCTGAAGGATGAGCTGACGGATTTCTGTTTGTATAATGAATCCTTTATTACACATCCTGAAATGGAGTGCAATTATGTGGGCAATAGTGTATAGTGGTAAAAAAGTATGGTCAGCAGGCGATTTTGATCTGCATGTGCTTGAGGAGCTAAAAAACATGGGCTTTATAATAAAAAAGACGAGTAAAAAACAGGCAAAAAAGATTGAACAAGCGATGGAAAATGGTAGAGCGAGAGGAATATTAGGAGTTGTAAAGACACATAAAAAGAAGAAAAAAGTAAGAGATTTTTTACCAGAAGCATATTACCCAACCCGTATTAGGGGAATATATGGAATACTGGATTGAAAGTTTTGCAGAATGGCTTATAGAGATTGTCTGGAAGATAAAGGTATGGTATTACAGGCATTTTAAGAAGGCGAGCAGAAAACAAAGACGGGAGATAGAAGAGTATTTTAGAAATCTGTAGTGGGCGAAATTTCGCAACACTACCTCCTATAATCCCATTCCCGTAGGGCAATGGCTGATGGAGAGGGGGAAGCCCTCTCCATATAATTGGATATGAGTAAGTTGAATATAAATTACACAACAGCAAAAGAGCTTGCTTCTGTCTGGGGAATAACTGTTGAAGGTGCAAGAAAAAGAATTGCAAAATTAAATTTATATTCAGAAAAGAAAGAAGGCGTTGGCCGTGCTGGAGAACTTGTAATTTATCCACTTGAAGCTCTTCCTGAAGAAATAAGAAAGCAAATCATTGAATACCGCACAAAAAATATCCCATCCGAACTAAAAAAAGAGCTTTCAGAACTAAAAGACTGGCAGAGAGAAATTGCTTTTAATAGATATAAGCTATTGCAATACTTAAAAGAAGAATTTTCACTTGAGACTAATAAATTCAGGACAAAAACAGAGGTTTTGGAGGCATTTCTGAAGAGATTTGAGGCTGGAGAAGTGGATAAAGAGCTTCTTAAATCACTTAAGAAGTGCCCGAGCGCAAGAACAATAAATCGGTGGTTACGTCAGTATAACCTTTCTGGTGGAAAAATTACTTCACTTGCCCCTGATTATGGCAAACGAGAAGGGCAAACAAAGCTGAAAGAGGAAGAGAAAGAGATTTTTCTAAAGGAATATTGCCGTTCGCACGGGCTTTCAGCAAGAGCACTCTTTCAGAAGTATGTGCAACAGATGGCTATAAAAGCTGGCTGGGTAAGAAAAGGGATGTACTGTGCGATGGATCAGTCGGGAAGAACAATTAGCTATTTTACAGTTCTTCGATATATTCAATCAATTTCTGAAAGTGTCAAAATAATGTATCGTGAAGGTTATGGAGCATTTAAGAATAAGGTTCTTCCTAAAATGGAGAGAAACTATAAAGAAATATATCCAAATCAGCAATGGGTTAGCGATGGTCATACATTAAATATATTTGCAAAGGATGATATGTTTGGCACTGGCAAGGTTGTGCGACCTGTTGTTGTTGCGTGGATGGATATGTCTTCAAGAAGAATTATGGGGGCTTCGGTTAACATCACAGAAAACACTGATTTAATTTCAAACTCTCTGGCAAATTCTATAACCTGGAATGGAAACATTGTGCCTGAAAACATTATTATCGATAACGGAAAAGCGTTCAAAAATAAACAGACGATAGGCATTTCAAGAAACCTTTTCAGGAAGCTTTATCCTGATGAGGCTTCTGAAGAGATGGCAAAAGGACTATATGGCAGGCTTGGTATAAAGGTTCATTTTGCAATACCATACAATCCACAGTCAAAGCCGATTGAACGCTTCTGGGGGACGCTTGATAACTATTTCTCCCGCATGTTCCCGACCTATAGTGGCAAAAATACAACAGACAAGCCAGAACAACTTGCCTTAATCTTAAAAGATGGAAGCAATGTTCCGCTTCTTTCAGAAGTTTTTGAGCTTTTAAAGTTACAAATACAGGAATACAATTCAATGCCACATACAGGTAAAGAAATGAACGGCAAAACTCCTGATGAAGTATATCAGGAGCGCTTAGAGCACCGCACATCGTGCAGGCATATTGCTGAAAAAGACCTTGCGGTTTTACTGATGCCACGAGTGCAGAGAGTTGTGAGAAATCAGGGAATTAAATGGAACAAATGGTGGTATCAGGATGAGATGGGCTTGTGCCAGTCGGTGTATCTCAATCGCAATGTGCAGGTGGCCTATAACCCTAATGATTTCTCACACATTTTCGTCCTGGATAAAGCTGGCAGGGTGCTTTTCAGAGCCAATCGTGTTGAAATGGCATCGTTTGATCTTCTTGCAAAGGCAAAGGATATGAATGAATACAGGTTAATTAACAGCAAGCGAAAGAAGATTGCAAAGTTAACAAGACAATATCTTGAAGCAAAGGGGGACTGGAACAGGCTTCTAAATACTATTGAGATAGAAAAGAAAAATGAAGATAGACTTTTGAGTAATAAAGGCTTATTAGAGGGAGAATCTTTAAAAGATTTTGGTGAATAATATATAGGAGGTAGTTTTATGGAAATATTGCAGGAAGCTTTACAGAAAGATAGTGAATTTGAAAGCTTTAGAAACGAGGTAAACTTATTTCTTGCAAATGCAAGAAGGGTTGAGCCCTCTATGTCTCAATCCCGTCTTGCAAATATGGCGGGTGTTTCAACTTCTGCTCTTTCAAGCGTGCTTGCGGGAAAGTATGCCGGGGACATTCAAACTGTAATTCGCAAAGTAAGGGCTGTAATTCAAAGAGAAAGAGAAAAGGCGGTCAGTCAAATTAAGAAACCTGCTTTTGTTCAGACTTCTGTATATGAACAGATGAGCTATGTGATGAATATGGCTCAGGCTGACGCACAAATCATGGTATTTACTGGAGATGCTGGCATTGGAAAAACGATGAGTCTCAAGGCTTACATTGAGGAAAATCCTTCAGCAATTTTGATTGAGGCTGATCCGACTTACACGGTTGCTACTGTGTTGGAGGAAATAGCTGATGCACTTAGTTTTGAGGCAAGAGGAAGAAAAGACAAAGTCGAAAAGGCAATTATATCGAAGCTAAAGGGCACAGAACGAATGATTATTGTGGACGAGGCCGAATATCTTCCGACAAAAGCTTTGGATATTCTACGACGCATTCACGACAAAGCAGGCATCCCGATTGTGCTTGCAGGTATGCCACGGCTAATCCACAACATTACAGGTGTTTCAGAGAAATACAGACAGATTTCAAGTCGTATGTATCATGTTAAACTTAGAGAACTTTCAAAAGAAGATGTAAAAGCTATAACAGAAACTGTTATTGAAAATCCAGATGAAACGATAGTTGACACTTTATATAATTTAACAAAAGGAAATGCCAGGATGCTGACAAAGCTTTTGATAATGTCGCAGAGAGTCGCATATTATAACAAGACAGATATTTCTATAGCTGTAATCAAAAAAGCATCAGAAAAATTGATAAGCTTATAAGCTTAAGCTTATAAGCTTAAGCTTATAAGTTTATGGAGGAAAATATGGCAGAGGTAAAAATACAAAAAAGCAGAGAGGAACTTGAGAGAAGCTTTAAGACACTTATATTTGAATTTATGGATTTTATGAAAATCAAGAAGAATGGTATTGAATATATGGAAAAGCTTATGAGAATTAAGAACTCTGCAAGGAAGATAGTGGATGAGGCGGAAGAATTGTATATTAAAGAAGTTGGAGGTATATAATGGCAAGGGAAAAGATTAAGAGGGAACTAATCCCGATTGAAAATCTTGAAGGAGTGGATGGCGCACTTTTAGAAATAGCAAAGCTTCAGATAGGGATTGATGAAATTAATCTTGATGCAGAAAGACAGATTCAAGCAATACGAGAAAAGGCTCAGGCAAAAGCTAGAGAGATGACAGAGAGAATACAGATACTCGGGGAATCTATCTTTGCATATACGGAACTTAATAAAACAAAAATTCTTGATGAAGGAAAAAAGACAATCGAACTGCAATTCGGCTATATTGGATACAGAAAAAGCACGAGAGTTTCTATTAGCAAATCAACGCTTGAGCTATTAAAGCAAATGGGATTTAATGAGGCGATAAGGATTAAAGAAGAGGTGAACAAAGAGGTAATGATGGATTGGGATGACGGAAAGCTTTCAGCAGTAAAGGCAAAAAAGATTTCTGAAGATACCTTCTGGTATGAAACGAAGAAGGAAAAGGTTATTGAAATTCTACAAAAGAAAGTAGAAAAGGTGACGGCATAATAAGAAGCCGAAACCGCTCCAGAATGGTGATGAGAAGGGGGCGGTCTACGTGGGATCGCCTCCACGTACTGACGAGGCAGGCAGAAAGTAGGAGGGTAGTTATGCTGGATAGAAAGGCTTATGCAAAGATACATATTTTGCTTAAACAGAAAGGGATTGATGATGATATGTACAGGGAAATTTTGATTTCAAATTTTGGAGTAAATTCAAGCAAAAATCTTAATTACTATCAATTTGTTAAGCTTTTAAATATCCTTGAAGGAAAGTTTAATAGTAATTTAATAAGTAGAAAACAAAAGGATTACATAAATAGACTACTGGCAAAAATGAATATAAACAATAAAGAAAAATATATTTCAAGAATAATAAACAGGCAGATTGGAAGCATAGAAGAATTAACAAAGCGAGAGGCGGCAATAGTAATAAATGCTCTTTTAAGATATGTTAAAAGGCATGAAGAAACTAAATAAGATTATCAAGGCTGTTTTTCGATGGCTACTATCATGTTTTATTTTATTTATAGCAATAGTCATTTTTTATTTTTTAAATATAAAAAAAACTGATGAAGTATCAAAACTTGCTGAAACTATAATACTATATTGTAAGCAAAAAGGCATATATAATTCAAAGATTGATTACGAAGGAATCTGCTCTGTGGTAATAACAAACTCCTTGTATTTTAATTTAGATCCAAAGCTTGTTGTAGCACATATAATTTGCGAATCTGAATTTAATCAAAATGTAATTAACTCAAATAAAAACGGCACATTTGATTATGGATTGATGCAGATAAATACCGTATGGGACGGGCATTTTTTTAAAGAAGAAGCTTTTCACAACATAATGTTTAAGCCAGAATATAATATTTACGCTGGGTGCTATATAATTTCTGAGAATATAAAGTTTGCGAAAGGAGATTTGTATAAAGCTATACAGAGATATAACGGCAGTGGAGCAAAGGCAGAGGAATACGCAAGGAAAATAATCAATACATATTATGAAATTTGCAAGGGAAATGGTAAAGAACAAAATGGAGGTATGTTTGTATGGAAGAAATAAAAGTTCCCTGTGAAGTATATTCACGGGTGGTGGGCTATTATAGACCTGTGCAAAACTGGAACATAGGGAAACAACAAGAATTTAAGGAAAGAAATACTTATGATACTAATTTAGCATATGTTAACAGAAAAGCAGAATAAGTATATACAAGGCTTAACGAATAAAGTTTTTTCTGACGCTTTAAAGGATAAAAATGAGGCATTGGATTACTTTACTGCAATTTTATTTGGGAAAAAGTATAAAGATTTAACTGTAAAAGAAGGCATAGCACTGATTGAGATACTTGAGCAGGCAAAATCAAGTTTGTGGAAGATTTATGGGTAGTATTGATGAATTAAAATCGGTTATACCAGAAGAAAAAAAAGTTGAAAGATTCATAATTCGATATGGTGGAAAAAGGGTATATTTTCCAGATTTTTCTGAATGGATGCGGCAGGAAAGAAAACAACTAGAAAAAGTAAGAGAGATTATATATCAATTATATGAGTAAAATTGTTGAAGAAATAAAAGAAATATTAGGTGAGGAAGATACTATTAAGTTAATCTGGCTTTTTTCAGGGAATAAAGTGTATATACCTAAAAGGGCTTTTTTTATTAAGAAGAGGAATAAAATTATAAAGGAAAAATTTTTGAATGGCATCTCAATTAAAGAATTAGAAAGTCAATATAACCTATCACAAAGGCAGATATATAGAATCCTGAGTGAAAAAGAGTAATTTCTTATTTTTCACCCTCTGCGGAACTTAATGGCTTAGGTTACTCCAAAATTTTTGACATGTTTTGTCTTTACCTTTCTTATTTCTTCTTATATATTTTTTGCAGTTAAAGTTAAAAGCCATGGGAGGCATAATGAAAAAAATTTTAATTGTCAGGGGAGATGTTGAAAAACCCTTAACACTCCCAAATGGGGATCAGTATGATTCCACCTTGATTCTTTCTTATGATAGAACATTATTTGTGACAGGAAAAGTGAATACAGATCATACAAGTGGATACATGGGCGGAATTTTATCAGAGGGGGAATATTTTGCTATCTGTGGAATTAGAGAGAAAAATAAACAAAAGGCCTTATGGCTATACAATAAAGAATTTGGCATTGTAAAAAGAAAAGAGGATTTACCAGAAAGTGCTTTTGTATTCAAAAGCCTTGTGCCAAATCCAAACCACTGCGGAAAAAACATAATCACTTATGTTTTGATACATAAGGGCGGCTACACATGGGATTGGTCGCATGGATGTATAACAATTTTAGATAAAGATTTTGATAAGTTTATAGGGTTTTTTGATGTTGGAGAGGTTGCAGAGGTGACTCTCAAGCGGGGTGCATTCTGGGAATTAGGGAGGCTATATGGAGTTTAAAGGTAAACCAATATCGCTTCTTGCAAAGGTGCTGGCAACGCTTTTTGTTTTTGTTGGTTTTTGCTTGATGGCTTTTTTCTTTAAGGAAAAGCTTGAAATAAAGCATGTTGTTTCACTGGTTATTGCTGCTGGATTTATAGTGCTTATCTTTCTGCCTGTGGATATTTCTATCTGGATTGATAAGGCAATAGAGATAGCACAATTAAAATATGGGAAAAAACAGGAAGAAGAAAAATGAAAAATATCTGGTTTTTTGTTGTTGTTGTTTTTATTGCTGGAGTTATGGCAGGTTATCAGATTTGTAAAATCTTTTCGCCAAAAACACCTGAAAAGTTTTTTATTAAAAAGTTTTTGGGTGAATCTAAAGGAATAATTACAAAAACAAATGAATCTATTGCCTTACTTAAGCCCGGAAAAAGTGAAACTAGCAATCGCTATGAGGTTTTATATAACGAATACACGAATATGTCCTTATCGGTGCCGGTAATGAAAAGACAGGGGCTTGAATGGGCAGAATTCTCCATATACAAGCAGGAATATGCCCTGCCCCTATCTTTTCCTCGTTATATCTTTGGTGCAGGAATTGAATATAACTTTTCTGAAGAAAAAATAAGTCCATATGTCTTTGTGGGTTATAGATTTTATGAAAACTTTGGAATTAACATAGTAGCAGGTATGAATGTAGTAGGGATGGGGATTTTTTTGTTGTATTAGGAGGATAATAGATGAAAACAGTTTCACGAGAAGAGTTTGAAGTATTAAAAAAAGAGTTTGAAAGTCTTCAGGAAGAAGTAAAAGAACTGAAACTTACTGTGATGGATTTAAAAATTCTTTTTGAAAAATCATTTACGAAATTAAATGCAACGCTTGAACACATCGAAGACTTTATGAAAAGGCAGGTTGTCTTTATAAGGGATACTCAGAACATTGAAAGACAGGGAATTGAAAAACAAATTCAGGATATTAAAAAAATACAGGAAGAACATTCAAGGGAAATAAGAAAACTGCAACTTGCGCTTGCGAAATTTACCGGGGCAGCAACCCTGGCTGGGGCACTCTCCGGACTGGTTACTGGAATAATACTAAAATTTTTATTTAGATAGGGGATTAATATGTGTAGAAAAAGAAAACCAAAGAAATAAGGTGGTTTGAATGAATCAGAATAAGATTTTTTTAAAAGGGCTTATTGCTGAAAATGAAGAAAAACTTAGAGGGCTTGAGATTAAAATTGAAAATTATTCGAGGGATGTGGCTTTTCATATTTCTACCCTGGCAGGGATAGATAATATAAACATAGAAACGGCTGAAGTGATTTTTAAAGAGCTTAAAAAGGCATTTGAAGAATATAAAAAAACAAAAGAAGAACTCAAAAAGTTGAAAGAGGAAATCAATGGGTAAGATGGATGTATACTATCTTGAAGCTCAAAGGATGTATGTGAATGAAGGGAAAACTCTGGCTGAGATTTCAAGAGTATTAAAGATTAGTGAAAAAACACTTTCAAAATGGAAAAATGCGGGAAAGAAACTCGGACAACCAACATGGGATGAAATGAGAAAAAAATATCTTATTTCTGGTTCTGGTGCAATAGAAAGGCTTCGAGCGGCAATAATAAAAAAGATTGAAGACATTGAAGAAGGTGTTACGGCAGAAGAGGCAGACCATCTTGCAAAGCTTGTTTCTGCACTGAAAAAATTAGAGAAAGAAGACGACCTTCTCGGCAGTGTTGTTATCTGTATGGAGAAGTTTACAGAGTTTATAAATATAAAGTATCCCGACAGAAAAGAAGAGTTTGCAAAAATCATTAGGGAGTTTTTTACATACATAGAAAAGCAAAAGAGGTAATATGGGAGTAAAGTTTTCAGATTATAAAAAACGCAAGGAAGAGATACTCGCACTTCTCACTGAAGACATCAGGCCGCTTGATGAGACAACAAAATCACAGAGGCTAAAGGCTGCAAGAGAGGATTATTTTTATTTCTTTAAGACATATCTTCCACATTACGCAGAGCAGAACTTTGCGGATTTTCATAGAGAAATGATTGCGATGCTTGAGGAGAGAAAGAGAGTTCCTACTCCAATATGTATTGCTGCTCCACGAGGGTTCGCAAAATCAACACACATTAGCTTTGGATATGTCTGCATTCAATCGTGAATACCAGAATCATCCACAGGATGATGAGGTGGCTGTCTTTAAAGAGGAATGGTTCAGGGAATATGAACCATCTGAAATAGATTTTACAAGACTTAAAAAGTCAACTTTTATTGACGCAAGTGCTACAAACTCAAAGAAAAGCGATTATAAAGCAATCATTACCGTTGGGCTTGATACTGAAAATATGGTTTATTATGTCCTTAATGCCTGGATAAAGAGGGCGTCTATTGATGCCATGCTTCAGGCAACATATTCGATACATCAAGAATTTTTGCCTTCAGTTGTTGGAGTGGAAGCTAACGGATTTCAATCGCTTCTTGAAAGAGAATACGATATACTTGCAAAAGAGAAGGGGCATTATCTCCCACTTAAGCTTATTACTCACACAACGGCAAAAGATGCAAGGATAGAAAGAATAAGCCCGCTGGTTGAAAGGGGAAAGCTTCTTTTCAACAGGCGGGATAGTGATCAGAAGCTTTTAATAGAGCAAATGATATATTTTCCTTCTTCGGTTGTAAATGATGATGGACCAGATAGTTTAGAAGGTGCAATTAGCCTTCTTGAAAGCATAACTGTAGAGGATAATTTTACACCTGTAAGAAGACGTAAAACTAACGAAATTTTGCGAGGATATAATAGAAACAGGCTAACTTATTGGTAGTAAACAAGTTAGATATATTTTAGCAAAAAAACACCCCATTGTTTAAGGGGCTTTTAAAGGGTTTGTATATGTTTTTAAAATTTGAACGCTATAGAACGGTATTAAACGCATATTTTTATAATTCTATACAGGATAATCAATTATGAAGAATGAATATAATTTATTGATATATAAAGATTTAAACGCATTTTTTATGCAAAATTTAAAAGTTTTCAAGAAGCGTTTAAAAATCGTTTAACTTATTGTATATCAATGAATTATAAAAAATTTTTGTAAAAATGATAAAAAATGGAGTAAAAATGATAGAAACAAAAAAAGAGAACTTTAAAGGAGTGGAACTTTACACAAGAAAACGAAGCTTGAATGACTATATAAGCTTATTAAAAATTTTACCAGATCCTGATCCTGTTCTGCGTGAAAAAGGGGTAGATATTTCATTTTACAGACAAATTAGAAATGACTCTCATTTGCTTTCCTGTCTTATTAAAAGAGAAGCGGGGATTTTTTCTCATGAGTATGAAATTATTCCTGCAACAACAACAAGGACGGACAGAAAGATTGCTGATTTTGTAAAGGATGTGTTTAGCAACTTGAAAATAGAAAATATTAGATATGATGTTCTATATACCTTTTATTTTGGATTTTCTGTTCTTGAGAAAAACTATATTAGCGACGGCTTATATATTGTATATGAGAAAATAGAAGGCAAGCCACAGGAATGGTTTATTTTTGATGGTGAAAACAATCTTTGCTTTAAGAGTAAGGATTCTCCACAGGGCGAGATCGTTGATATGGACAAGGTGATTCTTGTCCAGGAAGCCCCAGAGTATAATAATCCTTATGGCAGGCGTGTTGCATCGAGTGTTTTCTGGCCTGTTACTTTTAAGCGTGGCGGTATGCAGTTCTGGCTTGAATTTATTGAGAAATATGGTGGTGTACTTATGTATCTTCTTACTCATGAAAAGGACGAAGGCAGGAAAAAACAAAAACTTTCTATGCTTGACGATATGGTAAGAACGGCTGTTGGCGTATATGAAACTGGTGATGAGTTAAAAATAGTAGATGTAAATAAAACAGGAAGCTCTGATACATTTCTAGCAATGTTAAATTTTATGAATGCTGAAATCTCAAAGGCTGTTGTAGGTCAAACACTTACAACAGAACAGGGAGAGCGAGGTGCAAGAAGCCTTGGAGAAGTGCATTTTGAAGTACAAAACGAAATTATTGAAAAAGATATAAAGAGAGAGATATGGGTTTTTAATAAGCTTATTAGAGAGCTTGTTGCGCTTAATTTTGATACGACAGTATTTCCTCAGTATGCTGTTGAAAGGGATTATTTGAAAGATGATAAAGCGAAAAGAGATTCTGAACTTAAAAATCAGGGCGTTATCTTTAAAAAGTCTTATTTCATTAAGAACTATGGCTTTGATGAAGAGGATATAGATGTAATACAGCCTGATTTACCTTTTCAACCACAGGAATTTTCAGAAGGGATTAAAAAAAAAAGAGTAGAGGAAATTAGCTTTGCAGAGAATGATATTGAGAAGTTTATTGAAGAAGATAAAGCTGTTGAAAAGCTATATAAAGACACTTTAAACGATTTTAAAGGTATTTTTGAAGGGCTGTTTAAAAGACTTAAAGAAGTTATTAGTGCTTCTGAAGATTATGAAGAAGCTATAGAAAAGGTCTTGAAAACAGCAGAAATAGATGAAGGTTATAGGACTGAGGTTAGTAAGGTTGCTGAAGCCTTCGTAGAAGCTGATCTGCTTGGAAGGCTTGCGGCAAAAGAACAGATGCTCACAACAGAGAAAACTAAAGAATTTTCTGAAGATGAAATTGAGTTTCTAAAGAAAAAGCTTGTGATGAAAAAAGAACTTTTTGACCAGTTGCCAGAAAAGTATAAAAACTATGCTTTTACTGTTGCAGGAATGGAAACAGAGGCACAGATTGAATCTGTTTTGCAAAGCATTGTAGAAGCGAGGGAAAATGGACGGGGTTTTAAGGACTGGAAGAAAAGTATGCTTGAAAAAGGATTTAAAGTTAATGATATAGTTTACTGGCAGAATGTAAGAAGTGCTCATGCCGCTGGTAAATACCAGGAAATGATGGAGGACGCAAAAGAAGGAGTTGCTGAATACTGGCAGTATGTTGCAGTGATGGATCAGAGTACAAGACCAGCTCATGCTGCTTTGAATGGTTTAATCAGGCGATATGATGATCCTTTCTGGGACACAAACTATCCACCGAATGGATACAATTGCAGATGCACAGTAAGAAGCCTTTCTAAGGAATATCATAAGGCACATGGGTATGATATAAGCAAGATCGGAACTGGTATGCCCGACTGGACAGAAATAACTGCAAACAATAAGGATAACGAGATATTTAATACACAGATAAGTCAAAAGCTTAATCAATTTGATAAAGATGGAAAATTGTATCTCAAACCTGATCCCGGTTTTGAGAACAATGTTGGGAAGGATTTATACAAATGGGTGGAGAATAAGAATGCAGTATCTGGAGATAACTGGAAATCTCTCTCTGATGTAAAAAATAATCTTCGTGAGCTATTAAAAGATATACCAGGAGCAAAAAAAGAACTTTTTAATGGTTCAGAAAGTGACGCAATAAAACTCTTACAGAATGTATTTAATAAAGGTGCTTGGATAGATAAAAAAGGAATGGTTGTTTATCTTGGAGAGGATGAAATTAAAAGATTTGTTAATTATCTTTCTAAAAAGAAGGATCAGAATAGACTTGAATATATTTCCCTTTTAAAAGAACTCGTTGAAAATCCCGATCTTATTGTTTTTAATATTTATACTGCAACAGGTAAGCTAAAAATAGCTGGAAAAATAAAGATAAGCAGAAATTATGTCAAGAAGATCAATAATAAATATATTGTTTTTGCTACTAATTATACAAACGAATATCCCAGATATACAGGTTGGACCCTATATGAAACAGACGAATTAAGAGGAGAAGTAGTTTATAAACGAGAAGAATAAAAACGGATTTACGACTATCGGTTTTTGCTCCGATAGCCGGGTGCTCGGCAGGAGCAAGAGTAAGAATAATACTCCTGTCCAGCTATTATTAGTATAGTACAGAATTGAATAAAAGTCAAGTAAAAATAGAAAAATAAAAGGAGGAAAGATGAAGGCAAAAAATCTTTTAGATGGATGGATAGAAGTTTTTAAGGCAGGGAAACATATTGATTCAGGTGGACAGGTGCATGAATTTACAAAAGAAGATGTAAAACAGCTTGCTGAGACATTTAATCCTGCTAAATATAGGGTTCCAGTGGTTGTTGGTCATCCGGGAACAGATAGCCCGGCTTTTGGCTGGGTTGAAGAAGTAAAAGAGAAGAATGGATCTTTGCTTGTTAGGCTGGGGAATATTGTAGATGAGTTCCAAGAGGCTGTTAATAAGGGTCTGTATCGTGAAAGGAGTGTTGCCTTATATACTCCAGATAGTCCCTATAATCCAGAAAAAGGTAAATGGGCACTAAAGCATTTAGGGTTTTTAGGAGCTGCAGCTCCTGCTGTGAAGGGACTTGCTCCTTTAGGTGTGGGTTTTGCAGACGATGCAAAATCCCTTGAGTTTAAATTTGCAGAGGCTGACTGGAAAATTGTTACGATTGGCGGAATTTTCAGGAGGTTGAGAGAGTGGCTTATTGAAAAATTTGGACAGGAGACTGCTGACGCTGTTGTTGAGGACTGGGAAATAGAAAGTCTTAGACAACCGCCTGAACCTGAAATAATAGATAATACAGATAATGAAGAATTTTCTGAAAAAATAAAGGAGGGAATAAAAATGTCAGAAAAAGAAGAATTTGAGAAACTTAAAGAAGAGCTTAAGAAAAAAGAACAGATAATTGCTGAACAAGAAGAAAAAATTAAGGCTTTTAGCGAAGCTGAAATGGAAAGAAAAGCAAATGAAAAGAAACAAAAGATATTAAACTTTGCTGAAAGTCTTATTAAAGCCGGGAAAATGCTTCCAAAGTTCAAAGACGACTTTGTCGCACTTGCAAGCGAGCTTGACGCAGAAAAGGAAATTAATTTCAGCGAGGGTAAAAAGAGTGCACTTGATGGATTGTTTGGCTTCTTTGAGCAGATTCCAGAAGGGGCTGTTGTAGATGTTTCTGGAAAGGATAAGTACACAAAAACAAGAGTGAAGGAAACAGTTGATTTTTCTGAAGACAACAAGGCAGAGTTGGATAAGAAAATAAGGGCATACGCAAAAGAACATAATATTACTTATGTCGAAGCCCTTGAAGTTGTATTAAATCAAAATAAGGAGGAAAGTTATGTTTAAAAGTGTATTAACTGATAGTGTTATTGCTGTTTCGGATATAGCACCTAACAGGTTTGTAGATGTTGATGGAGACCTTGGCGGTAATTATGGTGTTACCCTTTATGGGGGTGACGCAAACAGACCAATGGATGTAGTTGTTTTAGGAATTGCAGAGGTAGAGGTTGCCAGTGGACAAACTATACAAGCTGGAGATCTGGTCAAATCTGATACAGAAGGTAAAGCAGTTAAGGACAATACAAATGGCATTTATTTAGCTCGAACAGGTGGAACTGCTGGTGAACTTATTGAAGTATTAATAAGATAGGAGGAGAAATAAAATGAGTAGACAGAGACTTTTAAGAGGAAATATTGATCCGGTACTTACAAATGTTGCTATTTCATATAAGTTTCCTGAAAATGCTGGATTTGCTCTCTTTCCAGTTATTCCACACGAAAGAAGTGATGGAAAGATTGCTAATTTTGGAAAAGAGAGTTTCAGGCTTGTTGATGCAAATAGAGCAATGGGTGCAAATACCAAGCGTGTAAGCTATGCAGTTGAATATGTTCCTGTAAGTCTTGATAGAAAATCCCTAGCAAGTGGTGTTGATAGAGATGAATATTCAGAAGCTGTAGATCCAGTAGCAAAAAAGCTCTTGTTACAGAAGAGCAGGGTTAATATGCTTATGGGACAGATGGGGATTGAAATTGAAAATATGCAGTCAGCGCTTGCACAAAATCCTGCAAAATATCCTGAAGATCATAAGCTTCAGCTTGATGGAACGACAAACAAAAAGATTTCTAATCCGGATTCGGATCCAATTGGATATTTTGATGAAGCAAAAGAGACAATAAGGGAAAGCATAGGTCTTGAACCAAACACATGTCTTATCTCTGCAAATGTCTGGACAAAACTAAAAAGACATCCAAAAATGCTTGCACAGGTTCCTGTTTCGAAGGTGCAGACTCTTACTACAGAAACATTACAGGAAATTCTTGAAATTCCTAATATTGTAATTGCCAGAAGTGTATATTCTCCAAACGGGAAAGTATTTAAGGATATATGGAGCAAAACCATTATTCTTGCTTATGTTCCAGAAAATCCAGAATCTACCGAAGAGCCAGCTTTTGGCTATAGTCCAAGAAAACCTGACTACCCATTCATTGAAAGCTGGTATGAGGATGATTCGACAAGTGATATTGTTAGAGTTGAAGATTATATCGGCGTCCATTTTGCGTGTTCAGAGGCAGGTTATTTAATATACGACGCAATTTAATTAATAATTTTGCAGATAGGCAGAGTGTTGCCTATCTGCCGTTTTTATAGAAGAGGTGATAATATGTATTGTTCAAAAGAAGATGTGTATGCTCAGATGGAGCAAAGAATTGTAAAAAGTTATGCTTCAAATAGCGGTGAAACAGGAAATGAATGGGAAGCAAGGCTTGAAAATATGATAGCTCAGGCAACTGATGAAATAAATGGCTATATTCGTGGTCGTTATCAGACTCCATTAAATCCTGTACCAGGGTTTATCAGAGACCTTTGTGTTAGGATTATAAAATACAAGCTTATTATACGCAAGGGCTATGCTCCAAATAGTCCTGAGGAAGGGATTGCAAAGGATTATCAGGGGGTGATTAAAACACTTGAAAAAATAAGAGATGGGGATGTTGATATTGGAATAAGCCTTTCTGAAACAGAAAGCACTCCATCGGCAAAAGCTATTTACCGAACAGAGAAAAAAATATTTGGAAATAAAGATTTCTGGAAGGGGTTTTAAATGGTAAGTGTGGAGTTGAAAGGTTTTGATAAGCTGAAAGACTGGATGAAAGAGTTAGAAAAGAAACTTGTAAGCAGGGAGCGACTTTTGAAGATAATCGGAAGACGTGTGGTCAATGAGGCTGTGTTTGATTATTTCAAGGAGAAAAGAGGACCTGATGGGACTCCATGGGTGCCGGTGAAACCAAAATATGCAATTTATAAACAAAGAAAGGGAAAAAGTCCTTCTAATATTCTGGAATGGTCTGGAAATTTAAAAAGGTCTGTGAAATATTTTCTGCTTGGTTCAAGCGGGGTTGCAATTGGAGTAGATGATTCTGATGTTCCTTATGCGGCTGCGCATAACTTTGGATATAAAAAGAAAAAAATTCCAGTAAGAACTTTTTTAGGTATAGGAGAAAAGGAAAACAAAATTGTAAGCAAAACTGTTACCGAATGGCTGAGGAGTTTATGATAGCAGAGATTAAAAGCTATTTAAAAGACATTTTAATGGATATTACAGGAGTATCGGAAAGCTATATCTATCTGAGTGCGAAAGATGAAAATCAATATAAGTTTGCACCATGGATAAGTATTCTAACAAAAAAATCTGATATAAAAATAGAATGGCAGAAAGAAAGAAAAAAAGAAGATGATAACAAATTTTACATTGTGGAAAGGAAATATACAAAAACTATCCCTATAACAGTAGCTCTTGGAGCCATAGGAGAAGAAGAGGCTGATAGCTGGGTTGAAAAATTCCTTGAAAGACTGGATAAAGATATTGTGATAAACAATACAAGTGTAAAGATTGAGCCTGTAAGTATTGAGTACTCTGATCAGGAAAGTCTAATGACAAGTGCATACATTGCAGCATTAACTATTAACTTCATACATGGTATCTACACAGAAACACAATTTGACAAAATCTCAAACATAGAAGAAGAAGTAGAATATAAAAAATAAAGGAGGAAAAAAGTGGCTGAAGAAAAAAAACAAGTTCAAGAAAAGGATGAGCTTATACTTGTTGATGAACTAATAAAATCTCTGGATATTCCAGATTGGCAAAAGGCGGCTTTTTTACAAGCTGCTGGATGGAAGAAAGGAAAAAGTGTAACAAAAAAGCAGTTTGATTTAGCTTATCAAAACTTTATTAAGAAATATGGAGGCACAAAATGAGTGATTGGGGTAATAGCTACGAATATATCGTAGATGGGACAAGTGGGCTTACACCAAGCGGCGATCCTTTTGCACTTGTTGTGGGACCTTGTTCGACTGGTGAGGTGGGTAAAATCTATTATATTGGCAAGAATAGCGATCTAAAAGTTTTTGGTAACGGCAAGCTTGTTGACAGGCTTAAGGATGCTTTAAGTAGAGCAAGTGATGATGCGGTTTTTGTTGTTGTACCAAGTAACCCAGATGTGGCAGGGAGTAAATCTTCTGTGGTTCATACTGGAAATGGGGAGGCAACTTATAATTTGGTAGGTAATCCACTTTGCGATGCTGAAGTGGTGATTGAAATTGTTTCTGGTGGAAGATTAAATGAAGCTACGGCAAAAATTAGCCTTGATGGTGGGGATACTTTCGGTGAAGTTTTTACAATTCCAGCGAACGGAGAGGTGCAAATTGTAGATACGGGAGTAAAAATTGTCTTTAGTGAGTCTTCAAATCCAGCAAATTCTTTTGTAGAGAAAGACACTTATACTTTTACACTTTCTGGAGCTAAATCAAGTTTAACAGCAATAATGAATGCTATAGAAACAGGGCTTGAAAAGGTGGCACCAGAATTTGTTTATGTTGCACAGGATACGGACAATGTATTCTGGGTAGCGTTTGGTGCAAAGGCTGATGAGCTTTTTGATAATCACCGCCCTACACTTTTTGTAAGTGAAGCAAGAATTTTAGGGGAAAATGAAACTCTTGATGACTTTGTAAGCTATCTATTAACACAGAGGCAAAGCTTTGCTCATAGGTGGGTGCATATTGTTGCTGGTTTTGGTGAAGTGGTTAGCAAGGACGCAAAGACAAGGAATTTCTCTGGTCTTCTTCTTGGAGATTTATCCAGGGCAAGAGTGAATCAATCGATTGGGTTTATAGACTTTTCTTTTAGCAATATCAAACTTCCAGCGGGATGGGCTGATGCTATTGTTAAAATACTAAATGACGCTGGTTATATTGTTATGAGACAGTACGCTGGAGAGAAGGTTTTGAGATGGGCGAACGGTAGAAGTATGGCAGATGATAGTTCGGATTATAGATGGTTTGAGGTTTCTCGCACAGTGCATAAGGCTATAAGGCTTATTAGAAAAACTTGTCTCAAGCATTTACACACATCGCTTGATACTGCAATGCTTGAGTATATCAAGGCTGACCTTGTTAAAACACTTAACACAATGAAAAAGGCAGTACCAAAAGAATTGGACAACTTTGAGATTGTGATTCCAAAAGACCAAGATGTTGTAAACAATGGCCTAACTATCCAGTATACCCTTTATGGACTACCCATTGTTCGCAAGATAAGTAGCTTTGTAAGTTTTAAATACTCTAATCCAACAGCTTAAAGGAGGAGGTTAAAAATGATAAGTATAAATGGCAAAATGTATGACTGGGGAGATCTAACTATAGTATATCCTGCTTCAGTTCCTGCGGGAATAATTGGAGTTCAAGCTATAGACTGGAATGAAGAAAAGGAAATAGAAGCTATCTACGGAGCAGGAGATAAACCAATCGGTTTTGGTACTGGAAACTGGAAAGCTGATGGCAAGCTTACAATTGCTCTTGAGGCTTATGCCGAACTTAATTTGCTCACTCCAGAGGGGATTTTTAATGCTCCTCCTTTTAACATTGTCCTTGTGTATGCAAATAGCGATGAGCCTTTGCATACAGTGCAACTCTTGAACTGCAAATGGACAAAAAAGGGGAATAAAGCTTCTCAGGGGGACAAGAAAATGGAAGTAGAGCTTGACTTCACTATTCTTGGTGATATTAAACACGATGGAATAAGTGCAAGCGAAGGAGTGTAATATGGCAGAACCGAAAGTGGTACAGGAAGCAAGGGAGAAGGGAGTACAGATTATCCATCTTGCAAATGATAAATACGGAGATTTTTACTTTAAAAAGCCTACAAAGGCTGATATCAAAAGAATGTTTGATGCTTCTACACAGGGCAATATGAGCACTGCAATGGAAATGGCTGTAAAAAATGCCATTATCTACCCCGAAAGGGTCGAATTTGAAAAACTCTTGGAAGATAAACCCGGGCTTTTCATACAGCTTTTTAACAAGTTGTATGAAAATGTAGGACTTGGCGAAAATTTTACCGTGATAGAAGGGAAGTAGTAGAAAGGGTTTCCAGAAACCCCGTGCGGATTATGGAAGCCCTAATTAGATTTTACTTTCCTTCTTTAAATGTAGAGGAAATGGAGATGGAAGAACTTTTACAGCATTATGAAGAGGCTATTTTTATGCTGGATTTAGAAGTAAAAAAAATGGCTGAGGCAATAGCTAAAGCTTTGGGGGGCGAGCAATGAATGAAATTATGGCAAATATTAATCCAATAAAAAATGCAAGAACAGAAAAGACAAAAAGGAGCCCAAGAAAAATATTAAAAATTTCTTTTAACATAGTTATATTATACCACACATAACTGAAAAAATCAAGGAGAGAGAAATAAATGTCGCCAGAATTAAAGGCTTTTATAGTCTTTCAGGCTATAGATAAAGCTACAAATATAATAAGAAATATTCAAGGAAGTATTGGAGACACTGTAGGAAGATTACAAAAAATTCAAGGTGCCGCTCTTGCTGTTGGTGGTGCTACACTTCTTGCATTAAAGAGTGCGGCTGATAGTGCAGCAAATTTTGAGTCAAGTCTTACGCCTCTTGGGACTGTAGTAACTTCAACAATGGGTAGTATGGAAAAATCCTTAAAAGCTTTTGCTTCTGCAGCGAAGGAATGGTCAAGTCTGCACAAACAGAGTGCAGAAGAATTTTTGCAAGCAAGCTATCAGATGAGTTCAGCAGGACTGAACGATATTCAGGCAATAGAAGGTACACGAAAGGCTCTTGCACTTGCAACGGCCACAATGGGAGATTCTACAGAAGCAGCAAATCTACTTGCTCTTTCCTACAACAATTTTGCTGATCAAAATGCCGATGTAGCAAAAGAAATGTCAAGACTTGGCGATGTCCTTGCTAAAACACAGAATCTTTTCCAGATTGCTAATTTAGGACAACTTTCAGAAGGCTTAAAATATGCTTCAAGCACTGCTCTTGCAGCCAAAATTTCTTTTGAAGAAATGAATACAATAATTGGAATGCTAAACAATGTTGGTTTACAAGGGAGTATGGCTGGAACGGCTTTTTCTAATGCCATTGCACAGATGACAAAAGCCTCAAAAGAATTAGGCTTTAACATAGCAAAAAATGCAGAGGGCGGAATTGATTTTATCTCCACCATTGAAAATATAAAAGATGCCACAAAGCAAATGGATGCCATTCAGTTGCAAGATGCTCTAAATAAAGCTTTTGGACAGGAAGGAGCAAGAGGAATTGCTTTGCTTTTAAAACAGCTTGATAAACTTAAGGAATCTTATGAGGTTATTAAAAATTCACAGGGGACACTTGGTGAGGCTCAAAAGATTATGGAGGCTAATTTTTCAACAAAACTTAAAATTCTTTTGAATAATTTGAATGCAATAGCCATTACTATAGGGACACCTTTTGTGAATGCTTTGAATACTCTCCTTGGACTTTTTACTCCTATTGTAAGGTTTATAAATTTTGCTATGGATAAAATTCCCGGTTTTGCTCCATTAATAACAGTTTTGATGACGGCTCTTTTGGGGCTTGCTTCTGCTGTTGGTATCGCTGCATCTGTGGCTTTATTGAAAAGATCGGCTTTTGGTGTTTTATTTTCAAAAGAGTTTCCTATATATATTAAGTATACAAAAGTTCTTATCGGGCAAGTCTTTTCATTAATAGGCGTTACGCAGGCACTTAGTAATGCACAAAAGGCTATGGGGATAGCTTCGGCTTTTGGCGTAAAAGGAATTGCTTTATTGACAACAGGAATTAGAGCATTTTTTGCTTCTCTTGGTCCTGTTTTCTGGATTGTTCTTGCTATTACGGCAATTACTACTGCTATTATACTTCTATGGAAGAATTGTAAACCTTTCAGGGTACTTATTATCAATATGATTAATGCCATTCTCTTTGGCATTGGCTACCTTGCTGGCTTGTTTGTAAAAGTTGGTAAGATTATCTTTGGCTTTTTTGTCAGTGTAGGAAAAGCTTTTGTGGATTTTCAAGTGAAGTTTAATCCTTTTGTTGCAATCCCGCTTTTGATTATTAAAAACTTTTCTAAAATCAAGAGCTTTTTTGCATCATTCTGGAATGCTTTGAAAAGTGGCCCTGTTGGATTTGTCAACTGGCTTATATCCCTTGTTAATGGGCTTATTAGTGCTTTAAATTCTTTTAAAATAATTATTCCAAAATGGATACCAGGGCTTGGTGGACAAACATTTGGGTTAAATATACCCAAGATTCCTCCACTTGCCAGTGGTGGTATTGTCTCTTCATCGGGGTTGGCTATTGTCGGAGAAAAAGGCCCTGAACTCGTTCATTTACCTACTGGAGCTAAAGTTTACTCAAATAAGGATTCTAAAAGGCTTGGGGAAACTCATTATCATACACATTATAACAAAATAGAATTAAAGATAGATAATATAGAAAGCCTTGAGGCTATAGAGAGTATCTTTAAACAACTTGAAAGATATGCGGAGGCTTCATGCTAACGATAGATGGGGACAAAATAAAACTTGATAATGTATTGTTACCTGGTGTGGTGCAGTCAATCTCTGTGGGTGGGAGCATTCTCTATGAAAAACAGGATACAGATACTACATCCACAAAAAGAAAGGTTATGCTTGGATATGAGGACAAAAGTATTTCTATAAGCTTAACATTGTATCCAGAGAGTTTGGCTGGAGAAAAAATTGATATTTATAAGGAACTTGAGACATTAGAAAAATTTTTCAAAAAAAATGAGAATGCTAAACCTAAGGTTTACACTTTTATCCATCCGCATGCAAAAAGTAGAGCTATAAGTAAAGTGCTTTTTCAAAGGCTTGAAAGTAGCGAGGATGTTTCTAAAAACACTATAGATGTAAGTCTTGAGTTTATAGAGTTTATTCCTGCTCAAGTAGAAAATATTTCTCAAACACAAACTTCACAGCAACAAAATG